ACTCCATTAGTTAACAGAATAGGCGATGATAAAATTTTACCTCGCATATTACAAATGAATAGTAATGGCGCACCACAGCCATTATCAAACAATGCAAACAAAGCTAGTAATTTAAGGCTTTGGTATTATGGAGGTGTTAAAACGACTTCAGGTTATAACTTTATAAGGACAAGCGGAACTACAAATGAAACATCTTATGGTTATGCTGGACACATTGATAACATAACTAATCCAAATTTTGATGTAAACTTTGGAGTTCCAATAGAGGTTTATTATACCGCAAATACTTACACCAATAACAATTTATTTAATAAATATTATAAGCAATTTATTGAGGAAATAAGTAGTAAGGATTCAAAGATTTTCAAAGGGCAATTTCATCTTAATCCTGTTGACATTGCAATATTAAATTTCAGAGATTTATTTTATTTTCATGGCTCATATTGGATTCTAAATAAAATATATGATTACAATCCAAAGGAAACTGGAAAAACAACTACTTGTGAATTTATAAGATTAAAAGCTGGAATACCATTTCAACCAACTCAAAAAAATATCAATGGAGGCAAAGGTGATTCAATAGGCTCAGATGTTAGCCCTTCATTTAATGATTCGATTCCAAGAGATGGAAATATTTTAGATAGCAATGTTTTATTAAGTGGTAGTGATAACATTATAAACTCAGGAGTTAAAGATTCTGTAATTGTTGGAAGCGGAAATAAAATCACATCTGCATCACAAAATATTACGTTACTTAATTCCTCAGGTACAACTGTGTTAGCTAACACAAAAAATGTTACTCTAATAAACAGTAATGATTTAACTATTGATGAAACTTATAACAATGCACTTATAATTAATAACCAAAGATATGGTTTAGGTAATGAAATTATATGGAGCAGCGGAACTTATACATTTAACGGAACAGAAAGAAATACATTTGCAATTTTTGAAACAACAGTTAACACATCGTGTTACTTACCTTTCCCAGTTCAAATAACCAATGGATATACTTTGGAAATTAAGAACGCAAATAACTCCGCTTATATTTTGGCAGTTACAATTCAATCAGATGCTGTTACTCCTGTATGGAGTCCGGGAGATGGTACAAATGCAATAGAACATAAACTAAGCGATGGTGAAAGTTTTAAGTACACTTATTATGATGGCGTTTGGTATATAAGATAAAAACATGGCATATTCAAGAAATACAGGAGGCGGTCTTACCGCTGGAGATAAAGGAGATATAACAGTTAACGCTAATGGCACATGGACTGTTGACAATATAGATGCGAGAAATGTATCTCAACTAAACACTCATAGACTTGTTACTGATAGCGAAAAGTCAACATGGAATGGTAAAGCTGATGGTGTTCACACTCATGCAATATCAGATGTGACTAATTTACAAACATCACTTGATGGAAAACAAGCTACGTTAGTAAGCGCAACAAACATTAAAACAATAAATGGTTCATCAGTTTTAGGAAGTGGTGATTTAGTTGTTACAGGTTCTGCACCCGATGGATATACCTATATCGTTAAATCAATCAATCAAGATGTAACGAATGCAGGTGTAACAAATGACAATGAATTTAGTTTTTCAGTATTGGCAGCAGGTCAGTACATGGTAGAAATGGAAGTTGCCATATCAGGTAACAACACAACTGGTGATTACACTTTTGATTTTCAAGTTTCAGCAGGTACAATGAAGGGCAAAGGCACAGCGCAAAACTTAACTTCAGCAGCAGCGATTCAAAACATTATTGTAACAGCTGCAGGAGCAGCGAATACAACAGCAATTGTTTGTGGGGTATCAACTGCTGATTTAGATGATGTAATTGCTATGAGGATTATTTATTCTTTTACTGCTTCGGCAAACGCTACATTTAGATATAGGTTTGGTAACGCATCATTAGCAAGTGGTAGAACATCAAGAACATGGAAGGGTTCAGTTATGAAATATAAAACATTAGATTAAACATGGCACAAGAAGTTGCAATAGATATATTAATAAACACAGACCAAGCTGGAAAATCTTTAAAAGAATTAAAAGATTTTATAAAGGAAGGTAACAACGAACTTGCAAGATTAGAAGTTGGTTCTGAGCAATACACAAAGTTAGCTTCAAAAATTGGTCAAGCAAAAGACACAGTTAATGAGCTTCGTGAAACAACAGCATTAGCGGCTGAAGGTGCGTTTACTGCTATTGCCGATGTTGGTTCTAAGATTGCCTCAGGCTTTCAAGTTGCATCGGGTGCTATGGCATTGTTTGGTAATGATTCCAAAGATTTGCAGAAAACATTAGCGCAAGTTCAAGGTGCAATGGCAATGGCACAAGGTATAAAACAGCTTGAGGATTTAGGTAGAACATTTAAGAATTTAAAAACAACTGTTTTAGATTTTGGAAAAAATGTAATTAGCACATTACAAAAAATGTATGCAACAATGTTGGCGAACCCAATAACCGCTTTGGTTGTTGCTATTGCTGCATTGGCTGCTGGTATCATTTATTTAATGAATAGTGAAGATGATGAAACAGAAGCGTTAAAGAAAAACATCGCTGAGCGTGAAAAACAAATGGCTCAGATGGAAAAGGAAAACACAGTCATTAATGCAAATGCGAAATTTAGATATGATTTAGCAAAAGCAAGAGGTGCTTCGGAACAAGAACTATTTAAAATTGAAAGCGAAAATAATGCTTTAAGAATTAAGCAACTTCAAGACCAAAATAATAATGTAAGAAAAAATTTAGCAGATAATTTAGCGCAACAGAAAAAAGCTTCAGGTGATGAAAAGAATGAACTAATAGATAAATATAATCAACAGATACAATTATTAGATAAAAACAAAAATGATATTTCTGCAATAAATGCTCAATCGAGAATTAAAGAAGCTGAGTTAAATAAAAAAGCGGAAGATGATGCAAAAGCAAAAGATAAAGCAGCGGCAGATAGAGGTAGGCAAAACGCTGAAAAAGCAAACCAGGATGCTGAAAAACAAGCACAATTACAAGCTGAATTAATTAAAACACTTGCGAATTTAAGAGTTGAAAATATTAAAGATGAGCAGAAACGAGCATTTGAAAAATTACAATTAGATTATGAAACTCAGCGAAAAGAATATGAGATAAAATTTAAAGGCAAAAAAGAATTACAGGATTTACTATTACAATTAGACACAAAATATTTTAATGATAATATATCGCTTCAAGATAAATTTGATAAGGATGCTGAAGAAAAAAGAAAAGAAAGTGAGCAAAAAACAATTGATGCAAAAATTGAATCTTTAAATGATGAATTTAGTAAATTAAAACTACAAAGGGAAGTTAATACACAAGATGAAATTGATTTAGAAAATAAAAAATATGAAACGTTAAAATCTAATAAATATTTATCGACTTTAGAAATTGAAAAGATTGAATTAGAACATAATATTAAAATGTCTGAATTAACTGAAAAGCAAATTCAAGAACAAAATAATATTAATCTAAAAAAGAAAGAAACAGAAATTGAGCAGAAACAAAATGAATTAGCTGAAAAAAGATTAAACGATGAAACAACATTTGAGGAAGAAAGAGAACTTGCATTATTAAGAGAAGAAATAATTTTAAATGATATAAATAAAAGTAATGAACAAAAAGTTGCAGCAAGAATAGCTTATGATGAAGAAATAAAAAAGATAGATGAAGCAGAAGCAGCAAGAAAAAGACAATTAATATCACAAGGATTAGATGCCGCTAAAGGCGGACTTCAAGCAACTGCCGATTTGGTTAATGCTTTTGCTGGTAAAAGTAAAGCGGAACAAAAGAAAGCATTTGATTTCCAAAAAGGTGTTAACATTGCAACCGCAACTATTGACACTTATAAAGCAGCTACCGCTGCATTTGCTTCGGCTGGTAATCCTATTGTTGGTGCTATATTCGCTGCCATTGCTGTTGCTGCTGGTATTGCTAACATTGCTAAGATTTCATCAACACAATTTGAAGATAAGTCTGGTCCAAGTTCTGCTGCTGCTTCAGGACCGGGTGCATCAATGGGTGCATTTAATCCAAGTTTAGGCGCACCAGTTAGTAACACTTCGACTAATTTAGCTTCAATAGGTTTTAATAATAGCAACGAACAACCGCAAGTAAAAGTATTTGTTGCTGAAACTGATATTTCAAATACACAAAACAAAGTCAAATCAATAGAACAAAAAGCATCAATAGAATAAATTATGGAAAAACTAAACCCAAAAAGAAAACTGCCAGTATTTAGAGCATTCATAGATGAAGAATTTGCTGAGATAGATGGCGAAAAAATCCCAACTGGATTAAATGCAATATCTTTTGTTGATCATCCTGCAACTGACATGATGTGGATGGCATTCGCTGACCATAAGCAAATGAAGTTTCAAGTAACTGACAAAGAAAAGAAAATAGTTAGCGGTGTGGCTATGGCTGCCGATATGCCTATTTACAGAAATGAAAAAGGATTTGAATTCTATGTTCAGTTCAGCAAAGAAGATATTTTTAAGATTGGTAAAAAATTCTTTAAGAATAATCTTATCAATAAAGTCAATTTAATGCACCAAGACAATGCCTACCAAGAAGGAGTATATATAATAGAATCAATCTTTGTAGATTCAGAACGTGGTACATCCGCACCTAAACAATTCGGTGAACTTTCAGATGGGAGTTGGTGGGTATCATTTGCAGTTGATAACATTGATGTTTGGGAAAACAAAATAAAAGCTGGTGAGGTAATGGGTTTCTCAGTTGAGGGAATTTTTAAACACGCAAAAATAAAAGAAGAACAAGCGCAACGCCTTGAAAATCTGCACGATAGGATTGCAAAGATGCGAGTTGAATTATCAAAATTTGTAACAAACAAATAGTTAATAACACTTTATAATTAATGCTACCAGAAAATACATTAAACGAATTAAAAGCTTTGTTTGAAGATGCTAAAAAGTTTTTCTTCAATGCAGAGCCTGAAGCAGCACAAAAATTTTCATTAACTGGAACTCTTGAAGATGGGACAGTTGTGGAAATCGAAGCTGAGATGCCAACTGTTGGTACATCAATAGTTGCAGTTGCTACCGATGGTACAAAATCTCCTATTGCAGATGGGGAGTATGTAGTTAAAATCGGAGAACTATCCTACAAGATTAAAACCGCTGGCGGTATGGTTGCAGAATCTGACGCACCATTAGAAAAACCAGCTGAAGAAGCACCAGTAGAGGAAGCACCAGTTGCTGAAACTCCTGTTGTAGAGCCTAACGAAATTGAAATGGCAAAAGAAAAAATCAACGAACTTGATGCACGTTTGAAAACCATTGAGGAAAAAATGGGTGCTAAAGTTGACTCCGATAAAATGGAGGAAGAAAACAAAGCGGTAAAAGAGATAACCGTAAAAATGCAATCTCAAATTGAATCTTTAAGTAAGGAAAATTCTGAGTTAAGAGAATCAACAAAGAAGTTAATTGAAGGTATTGAAGCTATTTTAAACAAACCGGCTGCTGCACCAACTCACAAAAAACCTGAAACAAAAGTTTCAAATGTATCAATTGACGAATTTAGAAAACAATATTTAAACTATTAAAAACAAAAAACAAAAATTATGGCACTATCATTATCACTAACCAATTACGTTGAGGAAAACAAAGCTGACCTCATCACGAAAGCCATTTTAGGTGGCAAAACAATGGGCATGGTTGATGTTCGTTATGGCATCAAATCTTCTGAAAAAATACCAGTTCTTGAATCAACCACTCCTTTTCAAGCTGCATCTTCTTGTGGTTTTAATTCAAGTGGTACTACTTCAATCACTCAAATTTCTTTAAGCACCAATCCAATCGCTGTTGCTGAACAAATTTGTTTGCGTGATTTAGAAGCTTATTACACTCAGAAATATCTTCCACAGGGAGCAAATTATGATTCAACTACTATTGCTGCTGAAATCGTTAATCGTAAGGTTGCTAATATTGCTCAGTCAGTTGAGAATGCACTTTGGGCTGGAAAAACTACTTACACCAATTCAACAGTATTAAAATCATTTAATGGTTTCTTAGCAACAATTGATACTGCTGGTACTGCTGTTGCAGCTACTCAACAAGCATCAATTTCTGCATCAACAGTACTTGGTATATTTGAAGATATTTACACAAAAGTACCAGCTGCTGCATTATACAATGAGCCAGTTATTGCATTCTGTGGTATTGATACATTCAGAACTTTGTTGAATAAGATTACTGCAACTTATGGTTTCTACGGTAACTATACTACTGATGCTGCTGCTAATCGTTGGGAGTTAGTTTATCCGGGTACTAATATGAAAGTTGTTGCTGTTCCAGGCTTGTCAGAAGCAACAGTAGAAACTGGTAGTGTTCCAACTGCTGTTAAGAATCGTATCATTGCAACTTATGCAAGTAACCTTGTTGTAGGTACTGACTTAGGTACTGACATGACACAGATGGATATGTGGTTCTCTCAAGACGACCAAGTTATGAAGTTTTTCACTAGATTTAGACTAGGGGTTACAATTAAATTTGGAGACCACATCGTTCAGTACACTAATATCTAATAATTAATCAATAGGGTGGGAGTAAAATCTCACCCTTAATAAATAAAAAAATATGGCTTGTAATTTTTATGAAGGTATAGCATTAGCTTGTAACGATGGAATCTCAGGCGTACAAGCTATTTGGGTAACCGAGTTCAACTCCGTTACTTCAACCACAGTAACAAGTGGTTCAATTACAGCTTTAACACAAGCTGCTAATACAAAGTTTTGGAAAATAGATTCTCACTCTGAAAATATTTCTTTTACTCAATCAACTGTAGGTACGCAAACCACTCCTTACTCAACTACGCAGACCTGTACATTCACTGTGAATGTCCATACAGCAAAGCTTCGTAATTGGATCAACACAGTAAGGCAGAACAAATTTATGATTTTGATAAAAGACGGTAATGATAGGTATCAAATGATGGGTGCTACTCGTGGAGCATACGCATCTCAGATAGATAGCACTACCGGAAAAATGTTGGCAGATTTCTCAGGAAGTACATTTACTTTCACAGCCAAAGAACCATTTGAGGCGTATTACGTTGATTCATCAGTTGTTACTGGATTATCAACTGGCGCATAAAGTTGTGTTGTGTTGTTTGGAAGAAGGCAGCCCCGTAAGGCTGCTTTTTTTTTGTAACAAAATCAGACCTTATAACACTTTAATAATGTATGCAGTTAATTACACGAGGTACAAATAGCACAATAATTTTTACTTTAAAGGAAAAACAAACATTAACCAACCCTTACTTTTTATTTGAATTAAAATTTAGAGGTGATGGGACTACAACAAAAACATTTATTGCTTCCGATAGTTCAACTTATTCCGATAGATACAATCAATTCTTAGTTACTGAGGTTAATGCTGGTAGTGAAATCCTAACCAGTGGTACGGTTAATCTTCAAACCGTTGGAGAATGGCATTACAGAATATTTGAGCAAACAAGCGCAAGTAATTTAAACGTGGCAAATGCAACCTCAGAACTTGAAAACGGAATAATTAAAGTATTACCGGGCAGTTCATCAACTTCATACACTCACCAAATTTCAGATAATAGTTATACCTACAATCCATCATGAGCGAAATAAATTATAAATACGTAAATATAAAACTTGGCAATCACAAACCGCCTGTTTTTAAAATAGTAAATAACCAAGATTGGATTGAATTTGGTGTTGAAGTACCTTACAAAAATAATTATCCAAAGTATATACAAAGTTTATATGAGCGCAGTAATATGCACTCAGCGTTTTTAAAAGCAAAGCATTATTATATATGTGGTAACGGAATAACTGTTGACAAGACAGCAAAGACAATCGGAGATGTATCGGCGTTATTAAATGAATTAAAGGAAACTAATCAACAAGGAGAAAGTATATCAGAGATATTGAATAAATGCGTTTTAGATTACGTATTATTTGGCGGATGTTATGCTGAAGTTATTTGGTCAAGAAATGGCAAAAAGTTTGAACTTAACCACATGCCATTTAACAATCTTCGTAGGTCAGTAAACAATGATGGATATTGGTATTCAAATGATTGGTCGCAATCTAAAGCAAATCAGACAAAAGAAAAAACCAACTTAGAATTTATACCCGATTACGATTTAGAAAATCCAACTGGCAAACAAATTTATTCTTTAAAAGCCTATGGTATAGGCTCAGAATATTATCCGAAACCTGAGTATTTAGGTTTAGTACCTGTTGCAGAGGTTGAATATGAGATAGCTAATTATCATTTGAACGCTATTAAAAGCGGTTTTCATATTGGAACTATTATCACATTTGTAGGTAAGCCAACACCGACAGAGCAGGATGAAATTGAAAGGCAATTAAAAATGAAATTTCAAGGCACAGATGCTGCTGGTTCATTGCTCTTACAATTCACAAGAGATAAAGATGGCGCACCACAAATAACAAGACTAACTGCTGATGATTTAGATAAAAAATTTGATACATTAACTAAATGGGTTGACCAACAATTAACCGCTGGACACCACATGAGTCCTATTCTTGCTGGTATCAAAACAGAAGGTCAACTTGGAGGAAGAACGGAAATTGACTTAGCGCATGACTTGTTTAAAAATACTTGGGTAAAACCAAACCAAAGAATTTTAGAAAATTGGATAAATAAATTATATGAATTTTACGGTTTTGAAGATAGGATAAAGTTTAAAGAAGTAAGACCAGTTCAACCATTTGATTTTAAAGATGCGTTTCAATTTATGACGCAAAATGAAATTAGAGAGTTAATCGGATTACCAGCATTGGCAGAAGATACAAACGAAAAGCAATCACAATTTAGCAAACAAAACTTAGATGATTTATTATTAGCAGAATTTGGAACTCATGGCAAAAATATAAATGATTTTGAAGTTATTGAAAAACGTGATTTAACACCAAGCGAAATTCAAAGGTTTGCTTCTAATCTTAGAGAAAATATTTTAAAGTTATTATCTAAAGACCCATTGATAACTGATGAAGCATTGGCAGAAGCATTGAAAGTAGATGTTGCAGATATTACCGCAGAAATAGATTCTTTGATTGAGGAGGAAATAATTAAGGACACAGAGAAAAACCAAGAAGGCGTTAAGATTAGAAAAATAAATGTAACTGCTGAAGGAAAAACAATAGCTGAAGATTCAACGGTTGCAGAGGTTAGATACGAATATGACTGGCGTAGTGAAATACCAAGTGGTGAAAGAGATACAAACGAACATCCTTCAAGAGCATTTTGTAAAAAGCTTATGGAATTAAAAAAAGTATTTTCAAGAGCGGAAATAGATGCTATAAGTGCAAGAGTTGGTTTAAATGTTTGGGAATATAGAGGCGGTTGGTGGAATGATAATGGATTTAATAGTCCATCATGTAGGCATATATGGAAGGCAGTAATTTTAAAACGTAAGAAGTAATGGCGCAAATATTTTTTATAAGCACACAATACGTTAAAGAAAACACAATAGTTGATGAAAACGTGGATGAAAAATACATTCGTGTTGCTATTCAAAACGCACAAAAAAATCAACTTATTTATATTATAGGCTCAGGACTTTACAATGAGATTGCTGGACAGATTCAAAACAATACTTTAACAGCATTAAACCTAACGTTACTGAATGATTATATTGTGCCATGTTTGACCAATTACACATTGGTTGAATTATCACCTTATATGTTATACAAACTTAGTAACCGTAACGTTGGTGTTAAAGATGCGGAACGTGTTACAGCCACAGAGTTTGCGAGGCTTGATGATATAATGAAGAAGTTTGAAAATGATGCAGAAATGGCTTCTGATAGGTTGCAGAAATATCTTTTAACTTATGAAGCATCTTATCCGTTATGGAATAATCCGGGCAGTACAATAGATACTATCTATCCTCGTAGAGATTCATTCTATTGCGGCATTTATACTGGAAGAAGAAACGATAATGTATCACGTATAGAACGATTAGAAAACCCACGTACCTATGGCTGCGAATAAAAGCAGAAAAAAATATCAAAAAGAATATTACAACTATTTGAAGCTAATTAAATTTATAAAAGAAAAACAAAATGGCGATAAGAACGCTAAACCAAATAGTAAGTGAGTTTAAAGAGATAGCCGACCAACATAGGCAAATCAACAATTTTACCGTTGGTACGATTGAGGATTTTGCAACAAGCGGAACGACTAATTACCCAGCGTGGTGGGTTAGTTATCAAAGCAATGGTTTTGAAGATAGGAGAGAAAATTTTAGTTTTAGTTTTTGGGTTGTAGATAGGGTAAAAAAAGACCGTAGTAATTTAATTGAAGTTCATAGCGACATGAAACAGATTGCTATGGATATAATCGCTCAGTTAAATGATTCGGCTTATAAGTGGACAATAGATAAAAACATTTCTTTAAGTGCTATTTACGAACCATTCCACGAAGATGAAATTGCTGGATGGACATTTGATGTTACGATAAGCCAAGCATTCACAAAAGATGTTTGCCAAATACCGTTTATTCAATCTCCAACAGTTGGAAGAAGTCAAAGTGGATATAATCCAAACACTCCAGTTCTTCAGTACGTACCAACTTACAGAGAGTTAACCATTGATGGGGTAACTTATGACTTAAGTGCTAATCGTTCATGGACTACAAGCGGAACAACAGGATTTGTACCATACACAGGAGCAACTGGTAATGTTAATTTAGGTAGTTATGGATTGAATGCAGATTATATTTCTTTTAATCTTAATCCAACATCTTCAATCGGTGCTGGTAAAATAATATATGATGGTGGCACAGGCGCATTATCTTATTATCTAAACAATAGTACAGTAACTTCATACATAGGTGAAACTCAACACGCATACGTACATAATGCAGAAGGTGTTCAAATAAATAAGGGTGAGGCTGTTTATCTATATCAAGCAAGTGGAAATAAAGCATCAGTTAAATTAGCTTATAATACAACAGATGCAACGTCAGCAAAGACATTTGGATTAGCCGCCGAGAATATAGGTGCTGGGCAAAACGGAATAGTAATTTGTCAAGGTAGATTACAAGGACTTAATACAGGAATGTATAATGAAGGAGACTCACTATACTTAGGTGCAACAGCCGGAACACTTACAGCAGTTAAACCATACGCACCTAATCACATGGTTTCAATGGGAGTTGTAGAAAGAGCGAATAATGGTAATGGACAAATTTATGTTAAAGTGCAAAACGGTTATGAATTAGATGAACTTCATAATGTAAGCGCACAGAACCCATTAGATGATGATATAATTGTTTACTCAAGCGGAACTACACTTTGGGAAAAGAAAAATATTTATACCGCAATTAAAACAAAACGTGATTATTTAATAGCTGGTAATCAAACTACAACTTCAAATCTTGCAAGTGCTGTAACTGAGTTGGTGTATTCAGCATCCGCAAATAAAAGATATTCAATAAATGGATATATTC